GAAAAAAAGGGGTGGATTTACTAAGAGACGTCGGACGCGATGATAACACTATCCGTTAGTGATAATGACATACAGTTTGCCAAAGAGCAGATAAAACGCTTCACAGCGACACCGCAGGGGGAGTGGCGATACGAGGGGGTAGAGGCATGGCGCGGCATAGTATGTGAGATGCTCACATCAGACTGGCTGGAACAAAACTTCAAAGTTCAGGAGCGCGCGAAAGGACTCGACACCACAGGAGTACCCGACGAATATGATCTCATCATAGGAAATAAAAAGGTGGAGATAAAAGCGGCTACAAAGAACTACTTCAAATATGTGATGCCGAAAATACATGACGTCATCAATAAACAAAAAGATATATATGTGGCCGCGAAATATAACGAGACGGCACACCCCCATGAAGTTATCGTGGTGGGATATATGGAGCGTGACGATATCTTCAACCACCCCATAGAGCAGGATAAGGGAGCGCCATACTATAAGGTGCCCCTGACAGCCTTCAAGCCTTTTAGAATAAGTGTGTGATACGAGCCACCTGGCCGTGGTCTTTATGATGTATGAAGCCCTCAACGGCTTTTGGGGCGTGGGCATAGCCTTTCCTGTGGTGCCACCCATCGGTGCCGGAGGGGGAGCGTAGGCTCTCAACGGTAACGCCGATATGGTCTTTGGAGACTTTATGGTGCAGGTGGTGCGTATATATGTATTTGTGTTTCGTCTTACCCCAGTCTACTTTTGCCTCCTGGGCCATGATAAGGGGCAGATCGGCGAGCTTGCCGCCGTCGCCATGCGTCGTGCCGATGAGGTTGGCGCCATAGCGGTAGTATTTCCTGTGGTTTATGCTGACGTCGAACGTTATGTTGGCGCAGTTCATGAACCAGGTGCTGATGGTATCGGCGAGGAAGAATCCATTGGTGTAGTCGTGGTTGCTGGGGTTGAACATGAAATGTACGTCGGCGATGGCGAGGAGGACCTCGATGACCTCGACATATAACTTCTTGGCGATGAGGAAGTTCTCATACCACATGCCATCGGTATCCTGTGGTGTTCCCTTCGTCGTAGTGCGGTGGGGCGTATCGATATGGAGGATGTCGTTGCCCGCAACGAAGAGTATCTTATCGATATTAAAACCCTCGGATTTATCCAGTATCCCCTGGACGCCCTCCTTGACGCGCTGCACCGCTATCTGTGAGTTGTATTCCTCGCCCGTCTCCATTGCTGTCGCCAGCTTGCCGATGTGGATATCGGCGGGGTCGACAACTAAAAGGTGGCCCTCGCTGACATTTCTTCTCACTATAGTGGGATACATGGGGGCGTGGTCGCGCATGGAGGCGATGATCTCATCGCGGACCTCGTCATAGCTGACGATGTTATCGTCTTTGACATGTATGGAGAAATGCTCTCCCTTATACCAATAATGGTTAACCTTGTCTATGGGAAGACCCGCCTCCTCACACTGCTCTACCAATCCTGTGCTATCTATATTCTTTACCCACCGGCGTACCGCCTTGCGGGCGCCATCAGCGGTTATGCTTAACTTGAATTTCTTTATCAGCTCACGCGCAATATGTGTTTTGTTGTTGGTAACATTTTTATATAGATAGATAGCATAATCACGTTGTTCCTGTGTCATCTAAATGTTTGTTTTCAATCTCCTTAATGAGAGAAGATAGCTGTCGGATAGATTCCTTCAGCGCCACATTATTCTCATCCATAAGAGATTCATATATATCATCGCTCATATTGTGGATTTCTTCCATCAGGAGGTTGATATATTTTATCTTGTTATAATCGCCCCTCTGGACTGCCATACGCAAAGATACACATTTTAAGATTACACATTTACTACCTCACAGCTGCCTCCGGCACAGGCTATCTCGCCGCTCAAGTCGGTATTATCATCACTCTCAACGACCTTAGTGAGGTCGATGTCTGTAAGCCTGTCATAGCGACGCACGAAATCTGCCTCCGCGATGCGCTCAAAGGGAGCCTGCTGGTAGGTGCCGCCATCATAGGGGAGCACCGAGAGTCCGTTGAACTCGCTCTTATGTGCCCACATCCACTCCATGACCTCGTCCCACTCGTCCTCTTTTATGGACACCGTAGCCGAAACATTGTTAGTATTTGATCCCGAAACGTGGCCTGCGGCGACCCATTCCCTGTTGAATTTCGATACTCGCTCCAATAAATCCAGCGCCGTCTCATCCTCGCGCGTGATGGCGCTGTCGACAGCTTTCTGGGGTATCTCAATGACGGCGGTGTTTGGTATGGCGTGGTATTCCGCGACAAGCTCAGGGTGGTAGTGGCTCAAATATTTATATAGAGCCTCATCTTTGGTGCATTGCATCCTCCGGATGTAGAACTTAGAGTGCCACGCATGGATGCCGCTAGAGGTGCCGACGACACAACTCGTTGTCCCCGAAGGCTTTATTGTCGTCAGGCGTGCCGCCGTATTGATGCCGATCATAGCAGCGGTTTTTTTGTTTATGAGGGCGACATTTTCAGCAGCCTCTTCTAGCGAATATTTAAGTATCTCGCCATTACATATCCCCGTCATGCCGACACCGATGAGGGCGTCCTTTTCTGTTGTCGTCTGCCATATCGGTCTGAGGTAGTGGAAGTCGGTGTATCCCGCCTGTAGGGTGCCGAAGAAGGCCGCCACGCGACACCTCTCATTGAGGTCTTCCTGGCTGTCGATATTGCCGACGTTGACTTCAGTGAGGTTGCAGAAAGAGTATGGCCTAAGGGCGATCTCAGCGCATGGGTTGCAACCGTAATCCCTGTCGTTGGAGAAATATATCCCTGGCTCGCCACACCCACTGTTTTGTATCTTCTCCCATAGCGAGCTGAAGAATTTCTTCGTTACCCTATGCCTGAGTATCACTGCCGAGTTGTTGGCACGACCCCGCTGTGGGTTCTTCTCCCACCACGGTCCCGACTTAGCCGTCAGCATGACATCATCGTCAGCAGAGAATAGCGATATCAGCGCCGCACGGCGTATCCCGCCGGCAAGGACGGCATCGGCAATATGGCATACTATATCGTGGGCCTCGATGGTAGTGATCTTCTGTCCATCGGTTTTCCTTTCGAGGATAAGCTCTACATTAAAGAGGCACCTCTTCAATGGCTCCGGGCCGGGGGCTTTACCTCCCGCCGTAACGAGGCGCGACCCCTTGGCTCTGATATCGGAGTAGTCGAAGTGGGGCTTGGTCTTCCTGTCGCCGAAATATGAGGAGAGGAGGTGCCTGACGGCATCGGCCCATCCCTCGATGCTATCGCCGACGAGGTATTTCTGCTCCTTCAGGGGCTTGCGGATCTCTGGGAGGCTGTCGATATGGTGGTACTGCACCGAGAAGCCCACTCCCGTGCCGCCGAGGAGGAGGAACATTATCTCTGAGAAAGACCTGTAGTCATCGATGGGGAGGTAGGCGCAGTTGTATACTCTAGACTCATTCTTTACTATGGCGGCGCCGGAGAACTGTGCCGCCCTCATGCTCATAAGAACTTTCTTGTCGCGCATCATCTTCATTTTTGAATTAATAGCTATGGCCAGGGAGGGGTATTTCCCTGTCATCATCTCTTCATAGCGATTGCATATCTCGCCCCACGTCTCGCGGCGGTTTTCTTTAGACAGGAACTTGGCGTACTTATTAAAGACGACGATGTCACTAAGAATTTTGTTGTTCTTTTCCATTTGTTGTAGGTATTTAGGTGTTAATAAAAATTAAAAAATGCGGCGTATCTTCCTGTTATGCGTAGTGATGATCTTGCCACCGAGCATAAGGTCGAGATACCTGTCTGACGACACTTCATCGATGTCATAGAGGTATATCTCCCAGGGGTTGACGATGTCGAACCACAGCTCAAAAAATATGTCTTTACCCCTTGTATCATTTACTATAACTCCCAACGAAGTGTCTTTGTCAATATTATTTGTTATCCTCTCTATGACCTCAAATAAATAATCGGTTACGAAAGTACTATTATTTTCTATCTCCGTGACAACATATCTGTCAACAAGAAGACTCTTCTTCTCTCTGTCATCGCTTAGCGTCTCTATGTTTATGCTGTGCGGTATCTTCACTATCATCTTCTTCTTCATCCCCCATATATATTTCTGTTCTTATGCCATGACTGTTGAGCTCTTTTATGCGGTATTTCTGCAATTCGCTGACCTTCCCTTTCGGTGTCTTCACTTCAGAGAAGATGACGCCGCTGTTACGCGGTATCGCTATAAGGTCGGGGATGCCGTTCTTATTGGTCTTCATAAGCTTTATCACATAGTACCCCTCGGCCTCAAGCTGCCCTATCCGGCGCTTCTGTATCTGCTGCTCCGTCATTAAAACAAAGGTATGAAATATTTGTGTTACCATATTTGAGTAATATCCTTATCACATTTCACAATATCCACTATCACATTCGTTAAAATCAGTGTCAAATAATTCAAACTGTAGGGGGCTGGCAATGATCTTATCATAAGTGGCGTCATCAAATTTCCATCTATCGCCCTTAAATGTCCGCGTCCTCTCTTGGGAGGCAAACCATTCTAGTTTTGCGGGGTGCTTTTCAGCCATCTTCTTTAGGAGGATATGGTTTTTATGGAAACACCCCACGCAGTTGTTCATCCACGCAAACCTCACGGGCTTGTCGTCCCAGTATTTTTCTATGTGGTCTTTAAAGATGCCGTCACGTATTAAGGGAAACTGTGCTTTCTGCCACTCCGTAGTGGTCCATTTGTTATTGCCGTTAGGATGTTTTCCTATAATATGTTTCTGCTCAAGGAAGCCGTTTTTGTTGTGCTTAGCTATCATATTATTAGCGCGGCTCATCTCATTAGCTCTGAAGCCTATATTCATAAGGCACGGCTCTTTAATATTCTCAAGCCAATAGTCAAAGATGGGTTCTATTTTCATCTGGGCGGTACAGAATCGCCGTATTGTTGAAGGCAGGAGGTTGTTGCTGGGGTGCTGGAGTATCTCATCGAAAGATAATCCCGACACCCAAGTTATTGGTGTCCCTAAAAACTGCTCAAGATCAAACATAGTATATATGATGACATCATCTTCCAGTGTGCCGATAAATTCTTTTCCGATGCGGTCGCTGACCTCCTGACGCAATTTCTTGTTAGGGAACATACACTTCTTATCATCGGTTCTCACTAAAGCAAAGATGTTGTAGTCGGCTTTGTAATGTACCGCGATATAACTTGAGGTCTTGCCTCCTGATACGCTGTTTACTGTTTTCATAATTAAAATAGTCTCATTAAATCTTTAGTAAAATGTTTTAGGGTGTAGTTCTTCTTGCCATTGACGACCTTATATATCTTATCTTCGATGCCGTCCTCAGCGAAGATCCAGTATACCTTATTGAAACCCCTGTCCTGTGTCGTCATCCTATCCCTGCTCTGCCAATAGCTTGTGGCGCTGAAGTCGATATTGTAATATACTATATGCTTGGCCCGGCGCAGGGAGATGCCCTCACGCCCACTTACTATCTGTAGCGCTATGCTCTTGCGGGGGTCGCTGTTGAACTCATCGATATCGGTAGTGATGCGTGCTTTTGGGTATACGTCGAGGATAGCCTGTAGCTCCTGCTTGAACTTGTAGTATATCGCTATCTTCTGGTCATAGAAGCGCTTGGATATATAGTCCGCCTTGCTCCAGTCGATGACCTTGGCTTTGCCGCTCTCAAAGATTACGGTGCCGCTATACATCTGGTGTAGCTTGCTCATCATCTTAACGCCGGTGTCGGCGAGGATGATCTCTCCCTTGCCATTGATGACGCGGTCGCGCCGTAACATGTTGCTAAGCTTATAGGTAAGGTATTCCATCTTAACATATAGCACTTCCTCTTCCACTTCGGTCTTAAATCCCGCCTCCTTCTGCGTGTAGTTTATCATGTACGGCTTCATGGCGCCAAGGATCTTCTCCTCGATGCCGTGGGAGTAGTCGTTGATCATATTCCCTGATATCTTCTTCTGCCTCACATCGACATAATCTTTAGACCACTTATAGAAGTTTGTGTAGTGGGCGAAGGGGCTGGCATGGTGGCCATACACCTGGTGGTACATCTGCGAGTACGACTCCGGTGTCGGCGTCCCCGACATGAGGATGAGGCCGCACCGATGTTTGCTGAGGAGGGTCTTTACCTGTACGGCACGCTTGCTGGGTCTGGCGAAGGCTCCCATGCAGTGGGCTTCATCACATATTATGGTATCGAATTTCAGTTTCTCATCGACCTTATGGAGGGACTCGTAGTTTATGGTGGTAAGCTTATACCCCGGCGCCAGCATGGCATAATCAGACTCTATGCTTGTGATGGCTTTCTTCTTAGTGATGAACAGCACCGATGATGTACCTATCCCTTTACATATGCCGAAGGCTGTCAGCGTCTTGCCGGTGCGTACCTCCATAGCGAGGTAGAGGAAGCACGACTTCTGCATTACCTCGATGCCTTTTGCTATTATCGTCTTTTGATATTGTCTAAATTCCATTTTTTACTAATTTTTGTAGTTCTTTATGAGTATATTTTTTGTTTGGCTTCATCTTTTTATCCAACCTGTCAAACTTATCACACAATTCATCGAGGGTATCACAATGCATGAGCGTCCGCCACCCAAAGGTAAAGGGAATCTGTTTCTGTGGGTCGGTATTATAGTGAAACATATTCTGTTTTTCATTGTATTCTAGGTGGTATAAATATTCATCTTCCATAGTGTAATAGTTTTAATTTAATTTTATTTATCCCCTGCGAAACATCCACTTCTCAAGATCGGCATTGTTTTTCTGGCTACATCTTAACATTGCATAACAACTGCCTTCCCTTGTTGAGCTTATTGATGGGAACCATACCACCTCTTCTATTACCAAATAAACCGCTTTAGTTTTATTGCTAATAATATCATTAATATCCCTAGCCTGTATCATGCTTCCACGTAATCCAAAAACATCGCCTACGGCAGGAGTCCAACCATAAATGTAGGCATCAATTTGTTTCGCCTTATCCTTCCTTTCGGGAGGTAGCTTACGCCGAAGTTCTTTATAAATAGGGGTGTCTTCATTAAGTGATATAAATACGTATCTATTTTCCATAGTGTTCGCGTTTTTGTTTTTCTAATGCCTCAAGGGCTTCGCCCTCAAGGATATCCGGAGACTCGTAGACCTCGACGAGCTTGCCGTCGACATATATCTTTACCTGACTGGAGATCTTCTCCGGCTCATCGAAAGAGAAAGGGAAATACATGGTTACGAATCGTATCTTCTTCATAGGTCGTCATCATTAAAAAGGTGTACGTTGATAGGGGTATAGTCCCCCACATAGGTGCTGAAGACATTGAACTCCAGATATTCAATGGCCTCCTCAGGTGTCATGTCGTCAGCAATCAATATGTCAACCATCTTAGCTTGGTCATAGATAGCTCTCCACTCACGCAGATCATAGCCTATGATGGCGTCATCGAAGCCGTCCCATACTATAGCTTCAGGGTTTAGCTCGGCGATAAGGTCTCTCCGCATCATGGTATGTCGTTTATGTCGTCAGGGAGTTTATATCTTCTCATTATGGGCTCTACCTCATCGCCGGGATCGGAGATGATATGCTCAGTGATGATCTTCAAAGAGCCCGCAATGGACTCCAGAGCCTCCACAAGGCGCTCCTCACGCCCCTTCGGTGTCTCGTACTTTTGGTTTCCTATCATTAGTTTTTATTTAGTTTTTTCCTTATAATAAATTGTCTTATCTTTGCCCCCATTTTTTTCAGGCTCACACAGATAGTTTATATATGCGAGGCCGATAAACAGTATTATAAGAAATATAATTACTGTCGTCATGGGAGCGTCTTCATCAGTGCTCATGCCTCTATGTTTTTATGTATGTTATCAAAGGCCCACGCATAAGCCCCCTTGGGAGTCTCGAAGTCGGACTTCGTCTTCTCAGTGACCCAATATCCCTTTACCTCTTTATATATGGCGCAGAGCCACATCCCGCGGGAGGCCAGCGGCGATACCTGTATCCACCACCCCTTGTACTGCAATTTCAATAGTCTCTCCATGATATTTAATTTAGTGTCGTCATAGCATCTGTTGCATAGCGTAGTGAGAAGAGTGAAAGGATCACACCGATCGCCGTCATCGGGAGCGAATATCTTCCCTCCGCCGATATCGAACCCGATATCGCACTTATCACACTCAAAATGGTACTTCAGCTTCTTCATTTTTTTCGTTAAAGATAAAATATTTTCCGTGCCTGTCCCTCTCAACGGTGGCGACGAGGCCCGTCTTCCTGTATGCATATGCCTCCACCCACTTACCGAACTTCTGTTGTGTGATGCTCATCTTATCGTAGTTGGAATATTCTGCCGTGAAGGCGTGCCATAGCGTATGCTGGTATATCTTCACTCCCGTATCGATGTCCTGAACATTGAGGGGTTGGTTTATCCAGTGGTAGAAGGCAGGGTGTGTCGCCGCTCTGGAACCT